ATGATTGGCAACCGATAGATATTATTTCAGGGGTCTAATATGGATCAAAACGAGTTTTATGAGCCAACACAGAATGACAAAGACTTAACATCTTTTGTTGTTGACCACTGTGATCGTTGGAGAGACTATCGCAATACCAACTTCCTTGATAAATATCTCGAATACGAACGTATTTTCCGTGGCGAATGGGCGGCAGAAGATAAGACGAGAGATTCTGAGCGTTCAAGAATCGTAACTCCTTCTACCCAACAAGCCGTAGAGACTCGCCATGCTGAGATCATGGAAGCCATCTTTGGTCAAGGTGAGTTCTTTGACATTGAAGACGACCTGAAAGACGTAAACGGCAATCCATTAGATGTTGAAGTCCTAAAAGCTCAACTTATGGAAGACTTCAAGCAAGACAAAATCCGTAAATCTATTGATGCTATCGAGTTGATGGCAGAAATCTACGGCACTGGCATTGGTGAGATTGTTGTCAAAACAGAGAAGATCTTTGAACCCTCTACCCAAGCGATTCCTGGTCAAACAGGACAAGCAGCTATTGGAGTTGTGGAGAAAAATCGTATTGCAGTCAAGATCATGCCTGTCAATCCAAAGAACTTCTTGTTTGACCCCAATGGAACATCTATTGATGACTGTATGGGTGTTGCGATTGAGAAGTATGTCTCTATCCACAAGATTGTAGAAGGCATTGAGAAGGGTATCTATCGTAAGGTAGACATCACCAGTACTTACGAAGATACAGATTTAGAGCCAACCCAAGAACTTAGCCAATATCAAGATGAAAAAGTCCTGTTGCTGACTTATTACGGGCTAGTTCCTCGTGAATATCTGACAGAAAAGGGCGAAGAAGTTGCAGTTTTGTTCCCTGAAGACAGTTATGCAGAGGAATACTCCAATTTAGTAGAGGCAATTGTTGTGATTGCCAATGATGGACTCCTTCTGAAAGCAGAAGAGAACCCATACATGATGAAAGATCGTCCCGTTCTTTCGTATCAAGACGATACTGTTCCTAACCGCCTATTGGGTCGAGGTACTGTAGAGAAATCCTACAATATGCAGAAGGCTATTGATGCTCAAGTGCGAAGCCATTTGGATTCTTTAGCCTTAACTACCTCTCCTATGATGGGATTGGATGCTACTCGACTACCACGAGGTGCTAAGTTTGAGGTCAAGCCAGGCAAAGCATTCATGGTTAACGGCAATCCATCGGAGATTCTCTATCCTTTTAAGTTTGGTGAGACAAGCCTGAATAACCTATCCACTGCCAAAGAGTTTGAGAGAATGCTTCTCCAAGCTACCGGTACGATGGACTCTCAAGGCATGGTTTCTCAAGGTAATCGTGATGGTGCGGGTATGAGCATGGCAGTAGCGACTATCATCAAGAAATACAAGCGTACATTGGTAAACTTCCAAGAAGATTTCTTGATTCCGTTCATTCAGAAGGCTTCATTTCGCTATATGCAGTTCGACCCAGAGCGTTATCCATCTGTTGATATGCGGTTTATTCCGACAGCAACCCTTGGAATTATTGCCCGTGAGTACGAACAGCAACAGTTCATTGGTCTACTCCAGACCCTTGGCCCGAATACGCCTGTTTTGCCTTTGATCCTTAAAGGTATCTTGAATAACTCTAGTTTGAGTAACAGATTTGAGTTGATGGGTGCTTTGGATCAGATGAGTCAACCTGACCCACAGGCTCAAGAGATGCAACAAGTTCAGCAACAGTTGGCACTGCAAGCGCAACAAGCTCAGATTGCTGTACAGACTACACAAGCAGAACAGAATCGAGCAGAGGCGCAGAAACTGATGACCGAGACGCAGCTTATGCCGCAAGAATCGCAAGCTAAGACTATGGCCGCGCTGACCAAGAATCTGCCAGATGACAACGAAGGCAAAGAGTTTGACAAACGGGTCAAGATTGCGGAGTTGATGCTCAAAGAAGCCGATATTAAAAACAAGTCCAAGATTGTAGAGTTGCAAATGGCAAACAAACAAGAGAATCTACGCTCAGTAGAAAATGAGTTCCTTGACCAACTTTCGGGAGCATTGAAATGATCGATCTTGATTCAATGTCTGACGATGACAAGCTGGCGGCGCTTGAGTCAATCCACAAGTCAATTGCTGAGAGCAAAGAAGTCCAAAAGCAAAAGATCGCGGCCAATGTCAATTTGGTCTTGCAAGCCCTAAAAAAGATGGAGTCCGATATTCGGGCGCGGTACGATGAAACTGGCAAGGCGATTGAGAAGCGGGTCGCCAACATTAAAGATGGTAAAGATGGTCGCAATGGCGTAGATGGTAAAGCTGGTAGAGATGGTCGATCAGGCGCTGATGGGGCTACTGGCCCTCGTGGTGCTGATGGCCTTAATGGTAGAGATGGTCGTGATGGAGAAGATGGTGTTTCCGTAACTGATGCACACATTGACTTTGATGGTAGTTTGATTATTCACTTGTCTACTGGACGGGTTATCAATGTTGGCGAAGTAGTAGCCCCCGATCTTGTTGAAAAGATTAAAGTTATCACCAATGGTGGCGGTACTAGCCAACAGGTACTAGATACTCTAGCCTCTCTTCAGACACAGATAAACAACCTGATTCCAAGCCAAACAGGTAATGCGGGCAAATATCTAACTACCAATGGAACTGCCGTTTCTTGGTCTTCAGTTGCGGGTGGACTAAGTTATCAAGGAACTTGGAACGCCTCAACCAATACGCCTACATTGGCTTCTGGTGTTGGGACAAATGGCTACTACTACATCACTGCCACCGCTGGCTCAACTAATCTTGATGGCATAACTGATTGGCAAATCGGTGACTGGTTGATGTTTAACGGCACAGTATGGCAAAAGATTGACCAAAGCAATTTGGTTACATCTGTTGCGGGTCGTACAGGTGCTATTACTTTAACGACTGCTGACGTTGGTGGACTAGGAACAATTGCCACTCAAGCGGCAAACAATGTCTCCATCACTGGTGGCTCAATTACTGGCATCACAGACTTAGCCGTGGCAGATGGCGGTACAGGGGCTTCTAATGCTTCTGATGCAAGGACTAATCTAGGATTGGTAATTGGCACAGATGTTTTATCCCCAACAGGATCAGCGGCATCTCTTACCTCATTCCCTACTTTCAACCAAAGCACGACTGGCAGCGCAGCCACCCTGACTACAGGCCGCACGATTGCCGTCACGGGTGACTTGGCCTACACTAGCCCGTCTTTTGACGGATCAACCAATGTCACTGCTGCTGGCACACTGGCGACTGTCAATGCCAACGTTGGCTCGTTTACGGCGGCTAACATCACGGTCAACGCTAAGGGTCTGATTACTGCCGCATCCAACGGGACTGCTGGTGCTACTATCAGCAACGACACTACAACGGCTAGTAACCTGTTTCCCTTGTTTGCATCTGCAACAAGCGGTACACCAACAACTATTTATACTAGCGATGCTAAGTACTTGTATAAGCCGTCAACTGGTGAGTTACAAGCCTCTGCATTGGTAGCATCGAACGGTATTGTTGTTAATAGTCAGACGGTGTCAGCGAGTTACACAATTGCGGCAGGTCAAAGCGCAATGTCATCTGGGCCAGTCACCTTGAATAGCGGTGTTGTAGTTACGCTTGGCTCTGGCTCACGCTGGGTAGTGTTATAAAGGATTTCACATGAGCTTAGTATTACTTGGATCAACAAGCGGTAGCGTTACGCTACAAGAGCCAGCCGTTGCAGGGAGCACAGTTATTGATCTTCCTGCCACATCAGGTACGATGGCGCTAACCTCTGGCTCTACTGCGTTTACTAACCTAACAGTCACCAACGGTGCGACCATTCAAGGCTTAACAGTAGGCCGTGGTGGTGGTGCTGTGGCTACTAATACTGCGGTGGGTGCTAGTGCTTTAGCGGCAACTGCTACGGCAACTAGGTCAACTGGTGTCGGTGTTGAGGCACTTAAAGTTTTGACTTCTGGTGATCCTAATACGGCTTTGGGTGCTTATGCTTTAAAGGCAAACACAACAGGGGCCGCAAACGTAGGGGCGGGTGCTTACGCTTTGCAATCAAATACAAATGGCGCTTCTAATTCTGCTTTTGGCAATGAGGCAATGTCAGGCAACACAACTGGTTCTTCATGCGTGGCGGTTGGCGCATTAGCACTGTATAGCAACACCACAGCATCTAACAACACTGCCGTAGGTTATCAGGCGGGATATACAAATCAAACTGGCTCATACAACACGCTTGTTGGCTATCAAGCTGGCTACAGTCTAAATACTTCTGGTAACACACTAAATACATTTATTGGTCAGGCTGCTGGTTACAACGTAACAACTGGTACTAAGAACACGATTATTGGTACATACAACGGCAACCAAGGTGGTTTAAACATTAGCACATCAAGCAATAACATCGTGCTGTCTGATGGGGATGGGAATCCACGGGGTATTTTTAATGACAGTGGTAGTTTTTCTGTTGGTAAAACAACAGCATCAGAAACATTAGCATCTGGTAATGGTTTTGGTCTTAATGTTGGTGGTGGTAGTGCGTCTTTTTTCTCTGTAGTTCAAACATCCACAGGTACTGGAAATGCTAATATTTATTTAACTAGAGCAAATTCTTCTGGTAATTTGCAAGTCTTTAATTACAACACTACAACTGTTGGCACTATTTCACACACATCATCAACAACCGCTTACAACACATCTTCTGACTATCGGTTAAAAAACACTATTGCGCCATTGACAGGCGCATTGGCTAAAGTGGCTTTACTCAAGCCTGTTACTTATAAGTGGAATATTGATGGCACAAATGGTGAAGGCTTTATTGCTCACGAACTGGCAGAGGTTTGCCCACAAGCAGTAAATGGCTTAAAGGATGCAGTTAATGAAGATGGTTCAATTAAGCCTCAAGGCATTGATGTATCGTTTTTGGTAGCAACATTAACTGCCGCCATCCAAGAACTAAAAGCAGAATTTGACGCTTACAAAGCATCTCATCCATAAGGACTAACATGATTGAACTAACACTTGAACAACAAATTGCCAAGCACTACTCTGCCGCAATGGACAGCGTTAATCTTATCAATGGTAACAAGCCAGAACTTATGACTGACGAAGAATGGGCAGACTGTTTGGCTCGCAACAAAGAGCATCTAGTTTTGATGTTGGCTAAAGACTTCTGGACAACAGAAGATTTAACACCGCTACAACAAGCGGCAGGAACTTAACATGGCAAGCATAATCAACGCCGCAACATCAGGTGGGCTAATCACCACTGCCGACACATCGGGCATATTGCAACTACAAACGGCAGGGACTACTGCGGTGACTGTGGATGATAGTCAGAGAGTGGCTTTTGTAGCGGGAACAGCATCACTTCCGGCTATTACTACAACTGGTGACACTAACACTGGCATCTTCTTCCCTACCGCAGACACCATTGCTTTCTCTGAAGGCGGTGTGGAGGCTATGAGGCTGGATGCTAGTGGGAATTTGGGTCTTGGTATTACCTCTCCAACTCAAACTGTTTCGGTTGGCATACTTAGTGGCATTAAGGGATTCAACATTGTTTACCCACCAAGTAGTGCTGAACTTGCGTGTTTTACTGCAAACGCTGCTACTGGTGAAGTAAGGATTGGCGGTACAGGCTCAACATATTTCCCAACTTTTTATTCTAACGGGGCAGAACGTGCCCGTATAGACACAAGCGGTAACTTGCTGGTGGGGACTACGAGTTCTGCTGCAAAACTTCATGTGTTAGCTAATGCGGCAGTAGTTGACCCAGTTACTATTTCAAATTCTGATAGTGGCTCAGGAAGTCAATATGCAATTGTTTTTAGAAGAAATACAAGCACCATTGTTGGTTCAATTCAAACCACAAATACATTAACCTCCTACAACACTTCATCAGACTATCGTTTAAAAAACTCAGTAGCCCCAATGACAGGAGCACTGGCAAAGGTGGCTTTGCTCAAGCCTGTTACTTACAAGTGGAACGCTGATGGTTCTGACTGTGAAGGCTTCATTGCTCACGAATTAGCTGAAGTTGTGCCTCATGCTGTAACTGGTGAGAAAGATGCCTTAGATAAAGATGGAAATCCTAAGTATCAAGGCGTTGACGTTTCATTCTTAGTTGCAACACTTACAGCCGCCATCCAAGAACAACAAGCCCTAATTGAAACACTGACACAACGCATTACTGCTTTGGAGGCTAAATAATGACTCCAGAACTGCAAAAGTATTACGAGGCGAGATTTGACCTATTCTCCCAACAGGGATGGATTGACCTAATGGAAGATATTGATGTAATGTTAGAAGCAGTTAATAATGTATCTACCATTGCAGACGAAAAAAGTTTACAATTTCGCAAAGGCGAGATTTCTATCCTGACTTGGCTAAAAACACTTAAAAGTGTCAGCGAACGAGCATACGAGGATTTGAATGAAAAGAATGTATGAATTTGCTTGCGAATGCGGGCAATGCACTGAGGCTTTGGTAGTTTATGAGACTACTGAAATTCAGTGTAAATGTGGTGGGATTGCTCACCGCATAATAAGCGCACCTAACTTCAATTTAGAAGGTTGGTCTGGTCATTTTCCGTCCTCTTATGGACGGTTTGAGGCTAAACACATTGATAAATTGAATGCAGAGCGCAAAGCCAACTCATAAGCGAAAGCCGAGTTGATTATCCTACAACCATTTTGGCAGGAACAAAAATATGCTGATTGATAATGAAAAAGAGCCGCTAGGCGAACTCGAAGTAGAAGAGTCTAAAACTGAACTTCCTGAGAAATACAGGGCAAAAAGTCTAGAAGAGATAGTACGGATGCACCAAGAGGCTGAAAAGCTCATTGGTAAGCAAGCCCAAGAGGTTGGCGAAGTCCGTAAATTGGCTGATGAGTTGCTAAAGCAAAACCTTGGATCAAAACAACAGCAAGTTGAGGAAGAGCCTGAAGTTGACTTTTTTGAGAATCCTCAGAAAGCAGTTCAAAATACGATTGATAGACATCCTGATGTTC